CGGCGGATGGTCATGCAGACACCTCGTCACACTGTTGGGCCATATGGCTCTCACAGCCTAGTGATACCACACAGATAGAGTGGGTGCCGAGAGGTAAGCCCACTGTTGAGCAGCAGAAACAGCACCGAGCAATGCTCGATATACCCGATCGACAAATAGACCTGTTCTAGGAGGATAGATATGAGGATGCGCGAAATCCTTGAGCGCGCCGCACGCGGCCATGATACCGTCGAAGTTGGCGCCGCACGCTGGCCAGTGCCAAAGTCGGTGGCTCACTTGTGTACTCCAGCAGCAACCTTATCGACACTACATGGTTTGCAGTTAGGAGAGGACATATGCGCTTGTGGGCATCCGGTGGAGGCAGCCTCCCTATGTTCAGCGTGCGGTCGCCCCTACCAAACCGCCTGCTGCTCAGATGGATGCGAAGAATGGGTGCAGCCTGAGCCCAAAAGTGGCGCCGGGTGGTACCCGCCACCCAGCCAATGCAAGACATGCACGGCTAAGGCTGAGCGAGCTCTGCGTGAAAGCCGGCTGAACTACGTGCCAAAGCGGCTGCTTAGGGCGTCAGCCGAATATGAGCGCAGATCTGAGCGAGAACCAGTCGACCAGGCGCTGCACAGCTGGATTAACGCCGACATGACCGACTCAATGTGGGTCTCAGGGCCAAGAAAGTCAGGCAAATCTACCGCTGCGGCACGTGCAGTTGCGAAACTCGTCATGAATGAGCGCGTAAAATGCGTGATGTGGCTTGAATATGAGGACTTTGTCAGCGCAGCAAAGCGCTGCTACCTCGATGACAACGCCAATCAGTGGAAAATCATCGATATGACCATGCATGCAGAGCTTTTGGTACTAGATGATGTGTTTCCGCAGGCCAGAAAGACCCCAAAGGGCAAGATATTGGGGGTCGAGCGCATGAGCGCGCATGTCGCGCAGACATTTACCGACGTACTGCGCAAAAGACTGCACAATGGGCGCCCAACACTGCTGACATCCACCCACACGGCCGAGCAAGCGCTCGGTCACCTGGGTGAACACGTTCTATCTTGGTGGCAAGGGGAGGGAATCGATGCCAAAATCGTCGAAGAAGCCTAGGCGGGCCGGGCCTTTAACGCTCGGAAGCTATATCAGGGGACTGCGAGAGCAGAACAACATCACGTTGCGCGTGCTGTCTAAGCAAACAGGCATAAGCGTGGCGTCTTTGTTCCGGCTTGAACGGGGAGATCACGTGCCAGGCATACAGCGGAGCATAAAAGCCATTGACAAACTCTGGGTTGTGCTGGGTGGCGACATGAACCAGATGCTCTACCTGTCCAGACGGTGCCCAATGTGCGAAGGGACAGGCCGCATCAAGGATTGACGGCAACCTAGCGCGCCTAAGCGCTTTGCCCTATGCTCCGCGAAGGAGGTCCCATGGAAGAGAAACTGAAAAGCCAACTCGAGCAGCTCGGATTGCTCTTTGGCTACCCTCAAGACGCTGAGCACCAAGCACCGCTTGAGACCGATACAGACGCGCTCTACCAGAACATCCTCCAGTCGCTAATCGACGAAGGCGCCACAGAAGAGACCATCGACGACCTCTTCCAAGACGGCATCGAAGAGTACACGCAGCAGGTCGAAGCACTCCTAGACGCACACACAGTGGGGGCGTGATATGGCAGTTCTACTCGTGCCAGAGCAATACTCAACCATCGTCTCGGCTATCGGCGCAGCGGCATCGACCGGCGACACCATCAGCATCGCGGCAGGGACCTACAACGAGTACGTCTACGGCGCAGGGAAAGACATCACCTATATCGGGCGAACGTCCAACCCCGCAGATGTCATCATCACTCACGGTGCCACGTCGTACACCATGGTGCTCGGAGATAGGTCCACCGTAGCAAACCTCACCGTCAACTACACTGGAGGCTCTGGAGGCTACGCTATCGTTGGTGTCAGTCTCGGGGGCTCAGCAAGGGCGACTGCGACACTGTCGAACCTGCTCATTAACACGACGGCAAACGGTATCGGGCAGTGTGGATGGGGCTCTACGTTTGATCGGTGCAGAGTAGAGTGCACATACAAAGGTACAGGGTATGCGACTTGGGGCATCTACCAGACAGCCTCAGGCAGCGGAACACCCACCTCTATTGGCTCGACGCTGGTGCTCGACTTCAACCATGCACAGATATACGCCGAGCACACAACGGTCGTGAACTCCGTCACGCACACCAGCTACGTCAGGAACACCTCGCTCAGAGGTATCTATGCAACCCACCTGTACAACAGCATCGCTTCGCTCGATGGCTCAAACGGGCACAGCGGTATCGGTGTTGCTAGCGGCGGCTCTTCCACGCACTGCGTGTCGTTTGGCTGGACCGGCGCGTCTCAGGGGGACTACAGCTACGGCAGTGGCACCACCAACACAAGCAACCTAGACAGCGCGGACGTGACCGCGTCGGGCACGAGCGTGTTTGTTGACGCAGCGAACGATGACTTCAATGTCAACGGCAGCGGCGTTGCGTTTCAGTCTGGAACCTACTCATTCCAATCAACCTACGGCGCGTTCCTAAACGACCTGGCCGGCAATCGATTCAACAACCCTCCATCACGCGGCGCTTACGAATACGTCGCGCCTAGTGGCGGGACTTCCACAAACGTCCGATGTAGGCTCGGGCTCAAACTCGGCATATAGCTCAGGAGAAGCTCATGCAGTTTAACCGTAAAGTTCACGCAAACAACCCAGCGCTCACGGCAGGAAGTGGTGTGCTTCGCTTGGCCGCAGCAGCCGGTGGCGCAGCTCTCGCTGACGCCATATCGACAGCCAACCCTGCGGGCAACATCAACGAGATTAACGGTCTGCTTATCTCGGCCTCGACAGGTAGCGATGTGTACATCCGCAGCGCTGTGGGCGGTGGTGCCGGTACAGGTGTCTTGATCTCAGCTGGACAGAGCCTGTTCCTGCCTATCGTTGAGTGGCCGAGCAACGCCATCCACTACGAGTGCGCAACGGCTGTTGACGTCATGGTCTTCCTCGCGCGCATGCCGAGTCTTGGCACTCCCTAATGGGGGGCCGCAGTAGTCGGAACAAGGGGAAGCGCGGTGAGCGTGAAGCCGCGCGACTCTTCACCGACAGGGGTTATCATGCGCGCCGGGGTGACAGCCAGTCGGCTGGAGCTCGCGAGGCAGACGTCGAAGACACAAAGTTTTGGGTGGAGGTGAAGCGTGGAAAACGCTGCCCCATCCGCAGGGCGATTGCACAGGCACAGGGTGACACGGATGGCCGTCCAACCCTCGTGCTCTGGCGGGACGATCGCTCAGATTGGCGAATCGACATGGGTGCTGATACCTTCTTTGCAATACTGGATTCTTGCGGACCCTCCGACTGGGTCCTACCCTATGATCCGAACACGGAGGAACGTGATGCCGAAGAAAGCAAAGACCAAAGCTGACGTTGAGAAAGAACTCAAAGAGGCACTCAAAGCCCTAAAGGAGCTCGAGTCCAGCTCCAGCTCTGCGCCGATTGACCTGTCCTGGCTGCCTCCTAAGTCGCAAAAGCAGTCCGCGTACTTCCTTGAGCGCGCGTGTGAGAAGCGCAAGTGCGACCCTGACCGCGTTATCGCTGCCTGCCTCGCTTACTGCGCGCTTCAATCAACTCAGCGACATGGGATTCACAGGCTGATGCAAGGCATCGAGTTGGCTCTACGATGCAAAATCTAAAAGAGCTGAGATACGACCGGTCTCCAACCGGCCCCTTTGTGTGGCTGATGGACTCGCTGATGGGCGCGGTTGAGGTGTGCGTGAAACAAGACCCTACGCTGACCGAGGTCGAGCGGGCAGTTGGTCTTCAGATCACAGCCATCCGGGACACGCAAGAAGCGCTTGTCATGCTCAAGCAAAGGCGCATCACCAAGCGAGAGAAAGCTGCAATCCCGCTGCTCAAGGCATACCTCGGCATGGTGAGAGGCAACACCTTGGCCAGGACTTGGGAGAAAGGCTTGGCGAAGAAGCACAAGGTGCAGCACAAGATGGATAAGCTTGGCCGAGACACCACACGCTTCTTGCAGGCGCTTAACCTAGTCAGCCACCCTAAGACACCGCTGCACGCTATCTCGCGCACGGTGGGGAAGTTTAAGAACAATGTCGAAGACCTACATTGATCGATGCGCCGACCAGGTGCTTGAGCACATGGACACAATCGAGGCGATGCTGAGCATCGGGCACACGCGCACAGCGGCGGCGAAGGCTGTTGGTATGAAGCCGACCGACTTTCATAACGTTGTCCGCGAAGGCAAGTCCAAGCGAGGCAAGTGCCACGACATCCTCATCACGGTGCTCAAGGCCGAGGGGCGAGCTCAAGTCAGGCTTGAGACAATCGTCATCCGAGACGCCGAGGTCAACGTCAAGACTGCACAGTGGTTGCTTGCACGTCGCTTCCGGCTCAAGGAGCGTCACGAGCCTGAGATAGATATCCTGCGCAAGCTGGACTACAACCGGCTCGACCAGGAAGAGGTTAAGCTCAAGCTGCTCGAGGAGAAGCTCAGGCTGCTCCGCGAGAAGAGCGGCGAGGACATGACCTCCGACGACTGGCGCGCAATCATGGACGAGGCCAAGCAGGCTAAAGAACGCATCAAGTCTGTCCATTGAGGGCGAAGCATCGCGAAGAGCTCCAGCGGTGCGCTTGGGACTTCCCCTACTTCTGCGAGAAGTATCTCAAGATCTTAGACAAGCGTAAGAAGCTCGTGCCGTTGGTGCCCAACCCCATCCAAGCGGACTTCGCTGACGTGATGGACAGGCAGCCGTTCACCTACGTGCTCAAGAGTCGTAAGGTCGGCATCTCCACGTTCGTTGCGGCCAAGTTCTTCTGGAAGGCCTTGTTCCGTCCCGGCTTCGAGGTCGCGGTTATCGCGCACACTGAGAAGGCTGTGCTCGAGAACATCGCGCCTATCTATCACCGCTTCTACGAGAACCTGCCGAAGTTCCTCCAGGTGCCTCTCAAGCACCAGACGGTCCACAAGCTGCACTTCGCGCACGACAGCCGCATCATTATTGGCACCGCTAACAGCGAAGGCGCTCGTGGTGGTACGCCAGTAGCGCTTCACTGCTCGGAGTTCAGCCGGTACGAGAACCCCGACGACACCATGGCTGCGCTGTTCAACTCGCTGGGCTCGGACCCGGAGGTGGTCCTCGAGACCACAGCCAACGGCATGAACTTCGCGTACACCATGTGGATTGACGACGAGCTCGAATACCACCGGGTGTTTTATCCGTGGACCGAGGACCCGGACTGCGCGTCACCGAAGCACAAGTACAACACGCCTGACGAGATACAGGAACTTGTCGATGAGTTTGAGCTCACCGATGAGCAACGCAACTGGTTCACCGAGACCTACAGGCTCAAGTGCAACTCGAAGATGCGGATCCTCCAGCAGGAGTATCCCATCATCGCAGAGCACGCCTTCGTGTCTTCAGGTGGTCGCTTCTTCCATGCGTCATATCCGGGTGGAGACCCGGAGCCTGGATACATTACATACGCAGAGCCTCAGAAGTGGCACACGTATGTCATGGGAGTTGACACCGCAAGCGGGGCCGACAAGGGAGACTACTCGGCCTTTTGCGTCATCGACGTGACCGACCCTAACAAGATAAAGACGGTGGCTACGTTCTATGACCGAATCATGCCGCGCGCCTTTGGCAAGCGAGTCTTAGCGGAGGCTTTGAAGTGGAAGGCCTTGGTGGTGCCAGAGGCGAACAGCTACGGCCTGACCATCATCGAAGAGCTTAGGCTCAAGAACTACCCGTACATCTACCACAAGCTTGACCAGAAGGATGGCGAGAACACGTGGACAAAGAAGTACGGCTTCTGGACTGACCGCGCATCCAGGCCTCTCATGCTGTCTAAGCTATACGAGGCGCTCTACGAAGGTATCTTCGATGGCTGTGATCGGAGGTTCCAGGGTGAAGCGAATCACTTTACCTATTCGGCAAAGGGCAAACCTGAGGCGCAAAGTGGGCACCATGACGACATGGTTATTGCCACAGCGCTCGCGGTTTACGGCTCGCATCAAGCGTCGATTGTGCGTGAAGACCGGATGAACGAGAAGCCTGAGAATATACGCGAGAGCTTGCAGTTCGAGCACAGGACAGGCAGAAACTACTCAGACGACTGGGACGACTGGTATGGTGATGACGTCAACAAGTCGTACCCTCTAGCGATAGAGGGGTCTTACTAGCCTGGCAGGGCGTTAAATGTGCAAGGTGAAAAATGGGTATCCTAAGCGAAGAACGTTTCAATGAAATGGTAAGTCGACTCGAGGGCAATGAGCCCGCTGAGGAGGCTGTCGAAGCTCCAGAGGTATCCGCAGACTCGTCCGAGCCCTCCGAGGACGTTAAAGAGATGGAGAGCGACTCGTCTTCAGACACCGAGGACGTTAAAGAAGAGGTGGAGACGCAGGCTGAAAGCGCAGAGGTCGAAGCTCCAAAGACCCCTGAGCACATTCCCTACAGTCGCTTCAAAGAGGTCAACGACAAGTTCCGTTCTCGAGAGGAAGAGCTCCAGCGTGCGATGCAGCGCATCAGGGATCTGGAGGGTCTTACGCTTTCACAGCAGCAGGCTCAGCAACCGCAGGTTGAGGAGAAGTCTGAGGACGCATGGCTGAATGAGATCTTTGGCGAGTCTGATAACGAGACCGCGAAAGCCATGAAGCAGATGCGTGACCAGATGCGCGATATGCAGCAGTGGCAGCAAGAGAGGACAGAGCAGCTCGTGACCACTCAGCTTGAGGCTGAGATTGCAGCGGCGGTAGAGAAGAACCCTGACGTCAAGTCAGCCGAGCTTTGGCAAGCAGTGGCGGCAGATGGCTCTATCGACATCGACAAGGCGGCTTCGTTCATTCAGAACCACCGCAACGAGATGCGACAGCAGTACAGGAGCGAGGCAAGCAAGGAGATCGAAGAGCTCAAGGCCAAGCTGGCAGAGGCTGAGAAAGCTGCACAAGAGCAGAAGGCTTTCCGCCGACCCAGCGCAACGGCAGCGGCTCCGACTCCAGAGCAAAGCAGGCCTCGCAACATTGCAGATGCCACCGCAGCGTTCGCTGAGGCCCTTAAGGAGCGAGCATCGTTCTAACCAATCTTTAATGAAGGAGAGCTGTCATGGCAGCAACAGTAGGTCTCAGTACCGTCACTATCGCGGGAGCCGGATCATTCGGCCCCATGCTCAAAGAGTTCTATCAAGGCCCGGTGGCCGAGCAGATCAACAACCGCGTCTGGATGCGCGAGTACTTCCAGAAGAAGTCGAAGGGCTGGTCTGGCCGTCAGATGGTCATCCCTATTCACGTTGGCCGCAACAGCGGCGTTGGCTTCCAGGGCGAGGCGCCTGGTGCGCTCCCGACACCTGGGCAGCAGCAGTACGCGGATTTGCGCATCAACGCGCACAGTTCCTACGGGCGCTTTCAGGTCAGCGGCCTCGCGATGGACACGGCTTCGACCTCTGGTGCCGGCGCTTTCGCTGGTGTCATGAATGAGGAGATGGACCGACTTGTGCGCGACGTTTCTAACAACGAGAACGCCATCAACATCTTTGGTGGTCCTACCAAGGGGCTTCTCAACCAGCGAGTTGCGGGCACAGCTACGCCTGTGATTGTTGGCGGCCAGGACGCTGCCAACTTGGCATCGTTCAGTGTCGCTCAAGAGTGGCAGTACCAAGGCGACTTCAGCTACTTTGACGGAAGCCGAACGGGCGTTGAGGTTAATGCCGGCAACATCAATACTTGGGTCAAGGTTGAGCTTGTGCGGCTTGACACTTACGCAGAGGTTGAGGTGCCTGGCGGCAACAGTAACATTATGGTCACTGCCTTTAGTGCAGACAGGACCAACCCGACCATCAGTTTGCGATACGGGACTGATAGCGCCGTGGCGCAGAACTTTGACCTAAGCACTGTGGGCGGGGAAAGCGCTATCGCTCTTCGTATCGCAGGAACAAGGGCTGTTGACTCTGTAGCGTCTGGCAGCAACCCGTTTGGCCAGAACCCGGCCACGTGGGGTAATGGCGTTCCGCTTTCTGCGGCCAGCCAACTGGGCGCCCAGAACATTGTTGCCAACCAGCCTCGCGGTCTTTTTGAGAACCTCTGCTCCCAGACTCACTTTGGGGCTGACCGCACGACAACGCCTACTGACATCCTCCAGAGCACTGTCATTACGCACGGGTTGGGCAATGGTGACCGCACGGGTGCTGATGCCGACCTCAGTCTTGAGCGGCTTCAGTACACAATGGACATCCTCATGCAGGATGCGGGTGTTGATGCGGACGTCATGGTGATGAACGCTCTCATGCGTCACCGCTACACGGTGCAGCTGACGGGTGTTCTTGGGGCGACTGGTGCGAGCGGAGGCTACTCCAACGTCTCGGTCGACGGCTCAAGCGGCAAGCTGATGGACAACCAGCAGAACCTTGCTTACGGCGGTGTAAAGTTCCAATACGACCGGCACTTCCCTGTTGCGACCATCGCGCTTCTGCACAGCAGTTCGTGGCTTATGGCAGAGCTTGCTACCGGGCAGTTCGCAGACGAGGACGGCAACGTGCTCTTCCGCGTGGCTGGACAGGACGCCTACGAGGGCTTCTGGAAGCACCGGTACAACATTGTCTGCAAGCGGCCTAACGCTCAGGTCATCCTGACTGGTATCACGCCTACCTAGTAGACGGAGAGAGGTGGGGTGCGGCGTCGACTCCCCTTGGCGCTGCACCCCTTTTTTATATGCAAACACTTTTCTACTTCATCGCGTCCGTTGTGCTCATCGAGGCTGGTTACTTCTTGTGGCTACTCATCGACAGAGAGCGTTCGCTGCGGCAAGATGATGTTGCTGAAATAGGTTTGCTTGACTCTATCAGGGAGGAGTTTCTCGATGGCTAGCTTCATGGACCCTCAAAGAGCGGCCCAGTTACGCCAGCAAATGGCACAGAGGAACCAGCAGGCTCAGCAGTCTGGCTTTGGTTTTGACGACTTCCTGACCAAGATATTGCTACCGGTCGGCCTGGGTATCGCAACCGGGGTGACTGGAGGAGTGGCTGCGGCACCGCTTGGCGCTGCGGCTGCTATCGGTGGAGGGCTCGCTGGCGGTGCATCAGGCATGGCTGCGGGTCAGCAGATTGGCTCTGGCGTTGAGAACCTCGCAGAGGGCAACACCGCTGCGGGCGCATTGCAGCTTGCTGGTGGATTGGGTGGTGCGGTTGGCGGGTTCACGCCTGCGCCAAGAACAACGCTTCAGGACCAGTTAGCCGCTGCTGGTCGAGCACTCCCTAATGCTCCGAACTACCAACTTGCCTTGCCGGCCCTGAGGCCTCGGACCTCTGCGCGTCCTTTCAGCTTTGGAACTATGACTAATGGCTAAGTTCCCAACAGACATGCAGTCGCGCATCTCTCGGTCAAAGAGCGAGCGCACCAGGCAGGACAGGGAGTGGTCAGCTGCTATTCGCATGCTGCGCGGGGACCAGTGGCTGTACTGGGATAAGCGCGCAAAGCGCTACGGCGAGGTGCCTCGAGCTCCACAGCAGGTCCGCGTCACCGTCAACCAGATGATGAACATCGAGCGTAGCATCTTGGCTAGGCTGACGCTCAACACACCGACGCCGGTGGTCATCCCGGCGAGCGACACTATCGACGATATCACTAAGGCTACGGCCTCAGAGATGGCGTTGCGCTACTTCTGGCTCTCTGAGAAGCAGACGCGCAAGTGGCAGGAGTGCATCCGGTGGATGTGCCAGACCGGGAACTGTGGGCTCCATACCTACTATGAGCCAGCATACGAGGTGACCAAAGCTGCCGACTCAATGCCCGGCGATGAGGAGCTTGATGGCCCGAAGCCAGACAAGGTCGTCGGTGGGAAGAAGGTCATGGGCAGGGTCCGATGCGACATCATCAGCCCACTGAACATGTTCTACGAGCCCGGTGTCCACTCTCCGTGCGAGGCCAGGTGGGTAGCCATCAGGAGCTATTGCACTAAGGCGGAACTCAAGGACACGTACCCGGACAAGGCTGACAAGATTGAGCAGCTGAGCCCTGACTCGCAAGAGCACAGGTATGCTTTCCAAGACTACGTGCCTGATGGCCGGCTTGAGGTCTACGAGGTCTATTGGAAGGACGGTCGACACGCTATCCTTTGCGGAGACTTGTATCTGCAAACAGAGTTCAGTGAAGACGTCCGAGACACCTTCCCTGTGCGCTTGGTGCGCTACCATGTCATCGAGGGAGACCTCTGGGGGCAGGGGCCAATGGTGCAGATCGCAGACTTGCAACAGCTGTACAACCGCACGCGCACGCAGATCCACGCGAACGTCCGGTTGATGGGCAACCCGCCTTGGCTCATCCCGCGCACCGCTGATGTCCGAAAGGGCACCATTATGAACAAGCCCGGTGGCGTTATCAGGTTCACACCTGGTGGTGGAGCACCAACTCCAGCAGCGCCACAGCAGCTTCCAGCTCACGTAGTCCGCGAGCCAGCCCTGCTCCGCGAGGAGATGAGCGATGTAGCTGGAGCCCATGGCGCGACCCTGGGCCGGCGAGAGGCTGGTGTTAAGAGCGGCGTACACGCCCGCACACTTACACAGCAGGACTCAGCTCAGTTGCTGGCTACTCAGCAAGAGGTCGTGGCAGCTGTGGAAGACACCATGCTTACGGTGCTGATGCTCATGAAGCGTCACTACACCGAGAGCAGGGTCATCAAGATGCTGGACAGCGCTGGAGCTCCTGCGTGGAAGGCAATCTCGAACACCGACATCGTTGACAACCCTGAGATCTATGTCGACGGCAACACCCTCTTCAAGCTCGACGCGGCTAACCGTGAGTCTAGAGTGCTTGAGATGACACAGCTTGGGCTCATGACGCCTGAAGAAGCGCGCGATGCCATCAGCTTCCGCACGTTCGACAAGCGCATCACCGAGGAGTTCATCCAGATCAGCCACTTCAAGGACATGCTGCAAGCGGTCATCATGGGCCAGAAGATACAGGTACTACCGACAGACAACCTCGAGGCCTTCACGAAGGTCTTCACCGAGTTTGTGCAGTCGACCGCGTACTACGACCTTCCGCCCGAAACGCAGGACTACATCGCTCAGCTCATCGTGGACGTGAACATGTTTGGCGCACCTGAAGCGCAGTGGCAGGCCGCGTCTGACATGAAGACCGTGTCACCGCACCAGTCGCCAAAGCAGACAGCTCCGCAGATGATGCCAACAGCTGAGCCAGCACAGCCGCCTCCACCAATGGAGCCGCCGGCCATGCCTACAGAGGGGCAAAACCTTCCAGGTCTACCTAGCGCTATCTCAGCCATGCAAGGGGGCGGGGGATGACAGTCGAAGAGGTCGCCGCTTTATTCCGCGTCTACATGGACGAGCCTGACCAGACGTTTGTCAGCGACACGCAGATGTCGATATGGCTCACAAGCGCATACGATGACTTCCGCGCCATCGTCACCGAGATGGACCCGCAGTTCTACACAAGGCAGCAGGTCTACTCTCTGTCTGAAGCAAGGACGCTGGACCTGGCGACGTCGGTGCCACCCATACTTGGAGCGAGTGCAGCTGCTGGGCAGAGGCTGTACCAGCTCGTCAACATCTACATGATTGAGAGCGCATCACAGCCTGACAATATCATCGGCAACCTAGAGCCCTCCCTATCGGTGACAAGCACCTACGACTCGAGGTCAAACTACACGCTGCGTGGAACAGAGCTAGTCTTCCCAGAAGCGACGACGATGGACATCAGGATTGACTATATCCCTGAGCCAAACATCAACTGGGCCGGCTTGGGCCCGGACTACATCGACGACCTCAACCGGTTTCACGATGTGATTGCGCTGCTTGCATACCTTCAGTACGCCATCGTTGACGTGGCTCCGAACAACGAGCTCAACGGTCAGCTGGCACGCAGGGTTAGTCAGCTCAGGACATATCTCGAAGGTCGCGGTGGCGGCATTGTGGAGCGCGTCGTTGACGTAAGGTGGATGTAGATGGCGGTTAAGTACTCCGAGGTCGAGGTCCTCGGTGGCGGCATTAAGAGCGACCGTCCATCCAAGGGTAGCTTTGCGTTAAACCTGTTGCGCAGATACGGCGCATGGGAAGTGCGGCAGGGCTTTGGCCAGCTGGCGCAGTTTGATACGCGCATCACGCACAACATCGATGGCGCGTCTACGGTCTGGGGGTATGAGAAGCACCTCGGTAGCTACATCATGCAGACCGACTTTGGGCATGAGCAAATACTCAGCGTGTTCAAGGCGCGGGTGTATTCGTCTGAGGTCAAGAACGAGCGCGCACAGATAGCCAACGTGTACGTGGTGAGCATCTACGACACGACCACTCGAGAGCGCTGGGAAGAGCCGCTGTACAGGCACACGTCAGAAGCCGGCCTGGTCAAAGAGGACAACGACCAGCGACGAGGACACTACGAGACAAACCGAGACAAAGACTATCAGTCTTGGGTGGTCGCGACTTCTGAGGAAAACTTCCAGTTCGCCGAGGTTGGGGACACAGTCTACTTTGGCTCACCTGCTACCCAGTTGTATGCATACACGCCATGCACGTTTAGGGGGTCGCGCCGCAGGTCTGTGGCTGGAGCTCACCCTCATGCATGGTGCCCTCCTTATTCTGAGTCATCTATGATTTGGAGGGTCAGGCCATCACCTGGTGCAGACCCAGAGGCTTACGTCTACAGGACATCCTCAGGCATACCATCACCTCAAGCCCTTATCGCTTGGGGCGGCAGGCTTGTCATCGCTGGCAACAAGCGCGAGGTCTTCTTTTCGCAGCGCTATGCGCCAACGGCCTACATCGACTTCGACTACATCGTTGTGCCTACTGAGCAGTCAATCACTGCGATGGCGCCCATGGGTCAAAGCATCTACGTCTTCACTGAGACAGAGACCTTCTTCTACCAGCCTGCCAGCACAACCGGGGACGAGGTCGCATCGCAGGGCATGGAGCCCGTGCTCGTGTCTGACAACATTGGCTGCGTGTCCCAGTCGTGTGTGACCAAGACAGACAACGCGGTCATGTGGCTCAGCAGCACAGGCGTGCATGTGTCGGGCAACCCGATGCAGATTGAGACCATATCTGACCCGATTGCGCCCCTGTTCACCGACTTCATCACCGACCCAATGACGACGTTCTTTACGACGGTGACGGCAGAGACGGGCTCTATCAACACAAGGCTCCCGCAGCGCAATAGTGTCATCAAGCCAAACCTCGATGGCGCCTCGATGACGTATAGCGAGAAGCTCGCTGCGCTTTTTGTGACGCTGCCTGATGAGCGTGTCAGCCTGTGCTACACCGAGGGCCAGTGGTCGGTATGGACCTACGAGTCGAATACTGCGGACTACACCGGGCTACCAGACGTTGGCGCACAGCGAAACATTGAGCGGCCCTGGCTGCTGTGCAGAGACCAGAGCTTCTACCTGATGGGCTCATTGCAGACCCAGCCGTTCGTAGACGAGGCAAGGTTTGCAGGCCCGTTTGACGTTAATGACGACTCGACATCTCGATCAGCATATCTGCTTGAGTATGGCCGTGGCGGGGCTATTGACAGAAGTGTAGACGACGAAGACGAGAGAGGGCTTGCCGGCAAGTACAAGCACTACCCTGTGGGCGGTGTTACTCCGAGCGGCTTCACCCCGACGCTTGTGCTTGGTGAGTGGGTACCTGTTGAGCAGCAGTACAAGTTCCAGGGCACAAGCACAGCTGCGCCGACCGGAGAGTCAGCTCCAGGAGCTCCAAACAAGACGTTCTTGGTCCCGGTCTACTTGGTGCCTGGCCCACTCTGGACTGGCGCTGCGGCTGCAAACAGCATCGCGCGCATACGCATCCGCTTCTTCTTCGACTCAACGAAATGGCGCCCGATATTCGACAACGGCACATCGACCAATATCAACTTGGTGTTTCCTCCAGAGCGCACATCGACAGCGTCAGGCTGGACAACTCGCGCGTGTGAAGACACTACTGGTGTGCCTGACAGGGCTGGGGCTGAAGTGCATCTTGACTGGCAAGGTGCGTCGGTTGCGCCTGCGCATACCTTTGCGCCGTATATGAACCTGGTGCCAAACAAGCTAAACCTGCTCTGTTACATACCGATGCAGACGACCGCAGACGCAAACGTTTCGTCTATGGCGGTGTCAGAGCCTTTCGTAACACCTCCGGGGTACATCAACACATGGTGCTTTGTTACTGACGGTGCTGCTTTTGATCATGCAGCAGAAGAGGTGCTTGTCTGGTGCCAGTGGCGCTTGTTCGACACCAATAAAGAGGACAACGTAGCGCAGCCCGTAGACTGGGCGTACATGTCCGAAGACGTTGGGCTACCTGAAGACGCAAGGGTTAAAGGCAGGGGCGTAGTCGCGAGGCTGCTCAGCCACGATGTGGGCACCGACGTGACAGGCTCGTGGTCGCAAAGCATCTTCAACACCATGATGGCGTCAGACATGAAGATGTGGACGCCGCAGGTTATTGACTATGTTGGCAGCCCTACAGCCTTTAAGGGCCCGGTGAGCATCAAGAGCAACCTATACTCTCGAGCTTACGACCATGGCACCGTCAGGGATAGGGTGCAGAAGTCCGATAAGTCCCTCGTGCGCCCAAACTACGGACAGGGCATCACATACGGCAACGAGGCTACCGAGACCTTTGAGGCAAACACCTACCTGATTGGCGACGAGCAGGTTGATGAGATCGTCACCTCGGAGTCAATGAAGGGCAACAGTGTAGCCATGATGCTCTTTGGCTTTATGCGTAACCCGGCTGAGCGACTGAAGCTTGAGAGCGTCAAGCTGCTGTTCAGGGTTATCGGTGCAGGCAGGCGCAGGAGGGGCAGATGAGCCTCAACGAACTCTGGCTTGCGAACCGGCAAGGCAAGGCATACGGCAAGAAGCCAGCAGAGGTTGCAGAGGGCTTCAATGAAATTGTAAGGCGCAAGCTGAATGGCATTGCGTCGGCCCTCAACTTGGTCATGCCCGGCTCTAAGTTTGAAGAGCCGCGCATAGCAAACAACGTCTCCCTCTTTGCGCCAGGTGAGTACGGTGGCATCTCGATGACCAAGGTCATGAGTGAGGCTCACGCGATATCTCCCGGCACGTTCTTTCGCAAGCACATGGACATCAGCGCCAACGTGGTTGTCGACGGGCTGACGCTTGCAAGTGAAGATGAGTTTGGCTGTGTGACTGTTAGGGCTGGCTACACAGCGGTGTTTCGCGGCTGCACGTTTGAGAGGCCTACCGACTCAACCAGTCAGATGGTGCTCGTTGAAGCAGGAGCTCGCGCCATCATTCTGGGGTGTGTCTTCAGGGGCAGCGGTTCAACATTAATGCCGATGGTCTCTCACAGCGGCGCTGCGGCGGATGTTCAGATAGCGTTTTGCTATAACAGGACCGGCAACACGCTCTTCACCGGCGGAACTGCAACGGGCACGGGGAACCTCTAATGCCTTGGCGACGACATAACAGGAACATCACCAAAGAGGTGTTTTATGATGGCACGACGATCGATGGTTCGCGCCTCGAAAAAGCCGTTACTGAGATTGTGGAGGGCGTCAACGACGTTAAGAAAGGCAACACCAAGCAACGCTTCGTTGCGACGCAGTACCACTCTGGCTTTAACCCGCCAAACAGGACGAGCACTAACTATTCAAAGTGGCCGTGGCTACAGCACAGCAATGCCGCGACAGGTTCACACTTAGGCGTAAAGCCATTAGAGGCTCCGTACAACCCTGTCAGACTCAAAGGCACCACAGTTCCGGGCATAAACTTACAGGAGGGGGAGGGTGAGCAGTATGTGTGGACGAGGACGCTGTACTTCGACAAGCCGGTAGTGCTTCACGGTGTCAGCATCTTTGTGCACAACGACGCCGGGGCTAACGCGTTCAGGCCTTACCCGGGTACATATCTAGCTGGCGCTACGACTCCATACACCTACTACAGCCCTGGATCAGAAGAGCCACCACAGGGGTTTTCGGCTGGAGACGGGACAGTTGACCTCCCCATCGTGCTCGACGTTATGAACCCAGGCACACCTGAGGACGCCGAGATGACAGATGTCGAGTTCACCCGGACGCTCTACACTATCAATACAGAGCTGTCGTCGACATACACGCCCGATCCAAGCGCAACAGGGTGGAACGACTTCTCTCCTCACTACGATTCCGGCGACGTGACAGATGCGCGGCCCCTATACGGAAGAGTCATCGAGTACAGAGACCTAAACATTCCGGTGCACCAACGTGCGCGCGTAAGGCTTGCAGTCGCGCTTCCGCTTTACGATGGAACTGTCTACACGCAGGGCACATGGGGCACGGACCCGTGGTACTTGCAGGCATGGAGCAGCACCATCACGGTGCTCGAAGAGGTGCAGACTCTCTGATGGCTAAGATTACCCGAAGCAAACTCGCGCGCGGCGCAAAGCTGCTGGCCAAACATCTGTTTGAGCCAATGACGCTGTCGCAGACGCAGGCCACTACGGCGAACCTCGAGGCCGACCAGGTGCAAGCGGCCTATGCGCCATTTAGGGTCAACCTTTCGATGCCCGTGTTGTCGCCCTCTACGAACAAGACGCTCGGGCCGAGAGAGTCGTTTAATGACACGCCCGGCAGACCATTTCACGGCATCCCGTTTATGCTGCCTCCGTTTCAGGAGCATCTGTCGTTCTCGGCCACTCCTCGAGGCGGGAAGTCGGTAACACCTAACGACGACATGCCAGAGATTGTGCTGGACGAAGTCAGCTTCTCGTTTGATCAACGTCTTGAGCCCGCTGCGATTGTCAGCAACTTCAACGGAGGCACGAGCGCCGCAAGCCCGGACTCAGGAAAGCTCTCGTATGAGCGTGTCGACAGGCTCACCATTGAACTGTCCATCATGGAGAAGAAGCCGGTATGGTTTGATGCTCCCGGCCAGTCAAGGAACTACCGGCCAGGAAGGGTCGTCTGGTCTGGCAGGATTGAAGCGCTAAACGTCACAGACAACTACTTCCGTCTAAACCCGTGGGTCTCTTCGTCCATCAATGAAGTCATCGACCCGATGAAGTCATACGTGTTCACCGTGTTTGCGCCCGACTTGGGCACCGCAGATACGGAGTGCTCGTTGGTGTCCATCGAGATATCGATGCGCTTCCTAACGAAGCTCACACAGCGCGACTCTGGGACGGACATACAGAACATTCCAAAGCGACACGACGGGCTCCCTAACGACAACCTGACGCACGCTAACGCGAACACGACAGGTGCAGGCACAAACTCTGCCACGCCCCGGCCTCTGATTGATGTGGCGAGCGTGCCTGTAGCAGGTGCTGCCATTGTCGCAAACGACGCCACAGGTGTTCAGACATCGATGGCTGTTATTGATGAGATGTCGAGGCGAAAGTTCCAGGGCGGCTATAAGCTGGACTCTGACTTGCCCATGCTTGAGGAGATAAAAGACAACGCGGCATACACGGTCCTGGCCGTGCCTCTATTCAACAACGTCGAGTTCTCAGGCATGGCTGCCCGGTATTTTGACGACCAGCCCTATCGAACATCAGGCGCGGCTGCCGACAAGTACGCCATCGACCGCCGATACATACCGATTGAAGCGCCGATGACAATCCATCATGTGCTCTTCACATATAGCTGGATGTGGTTTGACAGCTACCTGCACGGTCACTCGCTGATATCGCACACGCAGATAGCCGCAGCGGCTGGTGCAGGTGGAGGCGCTACTGGCTTGAGGCTGGAGTTAGGCGTGGGCATAGGCACAGGCGTCAGGGGCGACACGTTTGGCTACCAACAGGTGGCGCAGCAAAAGGTGCTTAGTTCTCCAGATAACGCAGGCTCGTGGTTTGGGGGCGCGGTTGACCTTATAGGGCACGGAAGTCCGTCGACACTTCCGCACACACTGCCAACGCCTACGGTCGCGACCACCAGGCCGTGGAACCTTGAGCTCCACGCGATGGACCTAGTGGGCACGGGCTCACCAGGCCTTAACGGGATGACTGCGCAGGGCAAGCCGGTATTTGTCGGCAGGGGCACATCGACGACGTCTTCGCGCCAGAACGTAGACGGTGGTGCGTCTAACGTCGCAGGGTGTGAGCAGTGGATTGAGGTGAGAGGCAGGATTGGTGACCCGGCTGCATCCATTACCGGCACCTATGAGCCAAACTCAATGCTTCTCGGCTCTGGTGGTATTTGGGTATACATTATCGGCAAGACACATCTGGTGTGAGGTAGCTCATGAGTTCAAGCGCAGAAGGCGGGCCGGCTGGGATTAGCGTCTCTCCGTTTCTAAAGGGACAGCAAGAGGAAGACGTACTGTCGGCGCTTGCCGGTCAAACAGCCGCGGCAGAGCAGTCGGCCCAAAGCATGCAAGGTGCTGCAGGCAGAATAGGTTCAGACATCCGAAGAGCGGCCGCTGCTGCAAATGTTCTCGAGCAGGCAAGACTAGCTCGTCAGGCGGGCAGGGCTGCGCAAGGCATGGCGGCTGGTGGCGGCGCTGCTCAGGCAAGCGGTTCAATAGCCGCGCAGGGCATGCGAGAGCGCATGGCAGCTCAGGCAGCCACCGCTGCACAAGCCACACAGGCAGAGCTCGATGCAATGCAGGCATACAACCAGCTTAGAGAGGGTGCTGCGAAGGCTAAGTCTGCGGAGGCCGTTCAGCGTGGAGAGATTACACAGGCAAAACAGACGGCCTTGGCAGCGTTTAACTTGGAGGTCGACAACTTTGTTAACGCCTACGAGACCGGCCAGGTCAACGAGGAGCAGGCGGCTCAGAACATCAGCAACCTTGTGACCGCGCTTGATGTCAGCGACCCAACCCAGAGAACGGCAGCGAAGAACGCCTTTAAACAGGTTTGGATGATGGCAACGGAGCGGCCTGGCGAGACGCCTAGTGATGCAGTGCTTGATGCTCTGATGGACACTGGGGCGCCTTTGAGTCAGCTGTTTGCATCGTGGACAGGTGCTAGCGATCCAAACAACGCCAAGGAGTTTTGGCGTATGGCGACCAGCGTGTACAACGCTAACCGGCCTGAGGGCACGGATGCCTTAAGCTCGCTTAACCCGCCCGACCAGATTGAGGCAGCAATCCTTTCGCTCGGCGCAACTCCCGCACCGACACCGGAGTAGCCATGGCGCGCATCCTTCCAGACGTAGCAAGGGGCTTTGGGCCTATCGTTCCTCAGCGCCAGCGCTTCATGATGAAGAAGCAGAGCGACGAGGATAAGGCGCTCAAGATCATACAGGCCATCAGCGGTGGCGTCGGCACAGCCGCGCAGCTGTACAAGGTTGGTTCTGACATCTACGAGCAGTACATCAAGGAGACGCCTGAGGAGGCGCTGCGTCGTCGCCAGGAAGAGCTCGGAGATGCAGAGGTGCGTCAGAACATCGCCAGGAGCGTGCTGGGCGGCGGCATGGAGGGCGGCCAGTACGACCCGATGCTTGGCTCTCGACGGTCAGCCGCGTTCGGTGAGGCGCAGAAAGAGTTCGCGTCTTCGAAGGACTATGAGATGGCGCAGTACCGCCGGATGAGGCTTGGCGAAGAGGGGTGGAATACGGTCATTCCGGGTCTTGATTCGCGACTCGACCGATTCACTGAGGCTGTGTTTGTGCCGCCAGCCGAGGGTGAGGTGCGAACCCGCAAGCCTGCCCCATTTAAGGAAACTCCAGAAGGGGCTCTCGACTACCTCGGTACTCCAGCGGAGGCCGCTGCTCCTGCGCCCGCGACTACATCGCTTGACGAGTCTGAGGTTATTGGAGACTTGGGCAAGCTCGCCAGGCTGTTGCCACAGTACGCAGCACAGCGCGGCATGAACGTTGCTGAAGCGCAAAAGATGATTGCCACGGGTGATTGGCGGGGCTTGGGGCCAGGCAGCACAGAGACGTTTGGGCAGTATCTTGACCGCATGCAGCAGTCAGGTCGGTTTGGGGGCAGTCCTCAGGCGCCGCAACAGCAGGCACCGGCGGCTGCCGACCCTGTAAT